GATGTCCGTGACCGCCGTGCCGCCCGACAGCTGCGCCGTGACCTGAACGGTCACACCTCCACCACCTGGCCGAGCGGCCCGTTCTGCCGGGTGTAACGGCGGATGGCCTCCACGACCTGCTGCGGATCACCACCGTGCACGTTCACCGTCACGTTCACCGTCCCCCCGATACCACCCGCCGGAGCGGACACGTCCGGCACGTTCGTGACCGACAGGCCGACACCGCGGACCGCATCCGACACCAGCCTCGAGGACTGCTCCATCCCCATCGCCAGCCCGAGCATCGCATTCTCACCGATGTCCATGAACACCTTGGACGGCGACGAGATGCGCCACAGCCTGGACAGGCCATCCCACACCGACCGGCCGATGTTCCGCACCACATCGCCCAACGCCCCCGCCATCGACCGGATACCGCGAATCAGCGCGTCGATGATGTTCTTCCCGAGCCCGAACAGATCGTCGATGAGGGTCCGTCCGAAGTTGGTGAACGGCGTCATCAACCGGCCCAGCCACTCGCCGACGTTCGTCACCGCCGTCCGGATCGCGTTGCCCAACGCCGTCCCGAACCGCTGGAACCCGGAACCGACGTTCAGCACCAGGTCATCGAAGATGCGGATGAGCGCCCGCGGCAGCAGCAGCAGGAAGTCCACGAAACGCTGCACCAGCGGCGGACCCCCACCACGAATCGCAGCCATGAACCCGTCACCGAACGCCCGGAACACCAGCGCGACCCGATCACGCAGCCCGGTCCCGAGACGACTGATGGCGTTGACCAGCCATTGCAGCATCCGGCCCACGAACGGGATTCGCGACAGCGCCTTCCCGATCGCACCCGCCCACTTCGCCGGCGCGAACAGGATCGTCAGGATGGCACCGGCGAACACCTGCCAGTTCGCCGCGATGCCCTGCAGCAGCGGACCCAGCCACTCGAACGACAGGAACCCGGCGAGAAGACCGGCAGCGAACTGCACCAGGAACGTCGCAGCCTGAGTGCCGACCCGCACCCAGTCCACCCCGGAGAACAGCTCACGGAACGCATCGCCAATCTTCGACGACAGTTCACCGAGCGACTCGAGCGCCTGCTCGAGCGCGTTCGACAGCACCTCACCCAGCTGCTCGCCCAACGCCTTCGGGTCGTCGAAGTCCAAGTTGCGGAAGAAGTCCAGGAACCCGCGGAGCGACGGCTCGAGGTCGGACACCATCCCGGACAGGGCCGTCTTCACCCGGTCCACGAACGTGTTGATGCGGATACGTGCCACATCCACCGGAGCAGAGATGCGCTCGTTCCAGAACGTCTGAAACTCACCGGCCTTCGTACGGACGAAGTCGATGGCCTCGGTGACCTTCGGACGCCACCTCTCGAACTGATCGCCGACGAACCCGACCGCGGTCGAGATGCCAGCGAGGACCCTCTCGCCGAACTCGGTGATCGTCCCCTCGTTCCGCTGGAACCAGTCGGCGAACCGTTCGAACGCCGGCACCATCCGGTTCAGCATCAACTGCGCGATCGTCGTGACGACCGGGAGCAGCGCCTGGCCGAGCGCCGCCAGCGTGTCGTCCAAGCGGGCCTTGAGGATGCGCTGGCTGTTCGCCAGACCGTCCGACGTGTTCGCGAAGTCTCCGGCCATCAGCGCCGTGTCAGCCATCAGCTTTGAGTAGCGGGCCATGACCTTGTCAGCCTCGGTCATGTCCTTCGCGGAATCCACCAGGCCGGTCTCGACGGCATGGAGCCCGATGGCAGCCGCGGACAGGTCGATACCGAACCGGCGAATCGGCTCCGTCTCACCGGCCAGCGACGACTGGAACACCGCCGCAGCCTCCGGCACATCGAGGTTCATGACGGACGCGAAGTCCGCGATGCGCGTCGTCAGCTCATCGGTGACCGCGACGACATCGCCCTCCGACCCGGCGATGGTCTTGGTGAACGCGCCGAACTGGACGGCGAAAGCGTTGAACTCCCGGGCCGACAGACCCACCGTCGTCGCGGCCGTCTCCGACAGGCCCAGCATCCGCTCCGAAGCCTCACCGAACACGACGTTGATCGCGTTGATGGACTCCTCGAGGTCGGACGCGGCGTTGACAGCCTGCCGCCCGATGACCACCGACGCACCGGCGATCGCGACCCCCGCCGCCGCCATCGCCTTCCCAGCAGCAGCACCGAACGACGCCAGCCTCGACTGCGAATCGTCGAGCGACCGGTTCAGCCCCGAGTTATCCCCGGTGATCAGGACCGAGATGACGGACCGGCGAGACCCTGCCATGCCGGCTCCTTAGATCAGGTCGTTCTTCCGCGCCAGCCGCCGCACCCCAGAGTAGAAGGCGTCGATGACTTCCTCACGGCGAGCATCGAGCGCAGAGTACAGGAACGGGTTGGGCTGAATCGGCCCCCCGAACCATTCCTTGTTGATGTTCGGACGGTTCGGCCAACCGAAATGGATAGGGCCGGCGTACGGCACCCGCGCCTTCGACCCGGCCCGCACATACCCGCCCCGGGTCGACGCCGTCGTCCGCAACGACCCCTTCAGCCGGCCCGACCGGACGGGAATGCGCGGCTCAGCGTTCCTCTTGACGATGTTCGCCGACAGGAAGTAGACCTTCTTGAGCTCCTTCACGGTGCCGTCGTCCATCCGCTTCAGACGACGCTGCAGAATCTTGACGCCCTGCACCTCGATCTGGCCGCCACGCCCACGCTGCCGTCCGCCCGGCAGACGGCCGTTAGCGGCCACGAGACGCCTTCTCCTGCTTCTTCGACCGGTCCACAAGCACCGCCACGATGGCCTTCAGCATGTGCCTGTCCTCCATGAGCGCAGCCGGTGGGATGCCCGTCTCGACAGCGACGGACGCCACCAGCCAGGTCATGGAGTCCCGGACAAAGGGCGGTCGCCGCCTTCGATCAGCTCCACGTCGTGGACCGTCTCGAGCCAGTCGTCGAACGACTGCTGCGCCTTCGACGCCTTCCACGCCAGCCAGAACATGTGCTCGGCCTTCTGGTCCGTCTGGAAGGCCCGGCCGAGACCGGTCTGGAACTGCCGTTCGAACTCGACGATCACACGCGGGGAGAGCTTGACCTCAGCCGCGCCGCCATCGGTGACGACGCGCAGCTGCATTCCGAACATTCAGGCTCCGATCAGGCCGCCGTACCACGGGTGAGGACCCCGTCGACCGGCCAGGTGACCGAGACGGTAGCGAGCTCACCGACAGCGCCACCCCAGCCCCACTCGGAGACCAGGATGTTGCCCGTGTACTTGATCTTGCCGGCGGCCGTGCCCTCGGGGTACAGCTCGACCGCGGCCGTGCCACCGACGAGGGGCGAGATGGTCGCGTCGACGTTCGCCGCCGCCCAGTCCTGGTGGAAGTCCAGGGCGACCGACTCGTCCTTGAGACCCCCGACGCGCCGCTGTCCGGTGTCACCGAACGCGGTGGTGGAGACCTCGTCGACCGAGCTCTCGTAGGTGACCGACGCGATGTGGTCGGACAGGTCGACGCCACCGACCTTGATGACGGCGTTGGAAGTCAGGACGACTCGAGCCATGAGCTCTACTCCTCGTTAGCGTCCGGCTCCTCAGCCGTGACGGTCGTTCGGGTCCGCTTGGCCTTGACCGCCGCCAGATGCCCGGCAGCGACCAGCGCGTCGATGTTACAGCCTGCCAGCTCCGAAACCGTCAGCACGGTGCCAGCCGGCCAGGACAGGCGAGACGAGACAACCTCGTAGGTCATGCGACCACCTCCACCTCGAACTCAGCGCCGAGGTAGATGGTATCCCCGACGTTGATCTGCCGGTAGTTCGTCATCTCCGTCACCCGGGCGAAGTTGACGACACCGCCGAGCGTCATGTCGGCCTCGATGGCGGCCTTGATGGAATCGGTGCCGGACACGAACCGGTCGAGGTTGTTCTGCGCCGCCCGATCGTCCGCCCGGCCGACGATGACGGTGACGAGGAAGAAGAACGTGTCAGCGCCGCGGGCCATGTCGAGGTCGTACTCGATGCGGTCCGGGAGAATGACCGCCTGCGGGGGACGTGGCGCGTCGGGCATAGTCGCGGAGCTGCGGAGGCCGTACACGTTGCCCATCTTGTCCGCGAGCGCCTGGCGGATGTCCGTCATCTTCGCCATCAGAACTGGATGCGCCGGTACGGCTTGAGCAGCAGGTCCACGTCCGGGTCGGAGTAGCGTGATACCCGCATCGCGCCCATGTCACCGAACCCGGCGACGCCGAGCGGCGAGTCCAGCCGGGTGAACAGCCGGGCCGCGTGCAGGATCGTGGCCTGCTTCACAGCCTCCGGGGTGGCCGACCAGCCCCACGTCGCGGTCACCCGGACGGTGGCCCGGTTCTCGAACACGT